TGTGGAGTGTATTCTACCTTTTCCCCATTCATAACTAACAACAATACAAATGTAAGCTCAACCATCTCCGTTACGCAACTTCTCTATGTTTTCTTCTATGGCTGTAATTCGTTTTTCGTAAAACTCTAATGTAAGTTTTTGCTGCTGGTCGTAAGGTGCTTTGCCATCTTCAACCTGAGACTGCAACTTCTCAAACTCTAAGGCAAGATGTTCTATAAGCATGAACTGCTCCGAATCGGCTGGCAAGCTACCCATTTCTCCTCTAGGCCACTTGATTCTAAACTCGGTATTCTTTTCCAAGTCAGTCTTCATTATGGTGATAGATGTGTTGAGCCTGTTGATCTCTGAGGTCAACGTAAAGTATGCCCAGGTAGCTACAGCCACAGCCCCTAGCATACTTATGATGTTTCTGAGAGGCAAAGCAACTTCTGTGTTTTCACTTAGCTTGGGCATTAGTCACTACATATTTGTTTGCCAGCACAGTCTTTAGGAAAGCATTGAATGTTCATCTTAAAATACTCGTTGTTGTAGTTAGCTTTCCACATATCTTTTTGTAACAAACTGTAACATTGCTCTTGGGTAAAAGATTGTTGCAAAACTATCTGATTGCCAACATAAACCCACTCAATCCCTGTATGCCCCCACATAGATATGACAAGGACAAACTCTTTCATTTTTCTGAGTTCAGCCACACAGCTAGGCTACCTGTCATAGCACCTGTGACAACAGATATAAGGCTTGCTTGTTGTGTTGTAAGATCGGGCTGTGATAACGCCCACTCGATGCACCTGATGTACACACCTGTCATGCACAGCATCATAAAACGTGGCAGTATTTTTAGCTCTAATAACTTTCTAGCAACTTCTTCTGCACTCATCTAAAGCCCCCCTTTAGCCAGACTATCCAAGCAACCAAACCACCTACCATAGCAGCTATAAGCAAAGAAACAAAGCCAAGACCCAGTATCTCCATAATCTCTTCTCGCTTACGCCTAGCAAGTTCTTCTTGCACTCTGCGTTCTTTACGAGCTTTGGCTTGAAACTCTTGCCAATCTCTGTATAGACCAGCACGACCATAAAGCTGCATCCAGCTACGCAATTCACTCTCTTGCTGTCTTAACTTCTCAAGGGCAATAAACTCTTCTAAATCACCCTTTCTAATGCTACCTTTTCTTTTTTTATTACCTTTACGCTTGAGTTCTTCTTTGGCAATAATCAGGTCAGATATTGCTTTGCCGCACCTTGTTAAATCACCTGTATTTTGAATGGTCTTTTTTATTATTGCAAAGGCAGCATTAGCAGCCGCAAGTTCGGCTAACATTTTTTATCCTATGAGTAAGGACTATCGCCTAGCAAAGTTTTATCCCAAGCAGCTTTGAGCTTTGCTATTGTGGTAGCACTGTCAATGGCTGATGCTGCTGGCGCATCACGCAAGCTTTTTTTCTTCTCAGCAGAAGCTGTCTGTGCTGAACTATCGCCAGCTTCAAGAGCCTTCATGTAAACCACATCTTCTGCTTCAAGAAGCGGTTGACGCACTTCACGGATTTTATCTTTGAATAACTCTTTTGCCTTAGTCATGTCCTCTGAAATGACCTTGCCAGACAGTGACCAAGCACCTCTGAAATCACGGTTGCTGGGGATAGACGTAGCTTCTGCTTTGTCTATTTGGTTTCCGTCTTTATCCACAATGTAAGTTGTTACAGCCATGTCTTTCTCCTATGCGGCCTTTGATATGCGCCAAGCATTACGCCAGACACGAGTTTCTGGTAACTGGTCTTTTCTACAGATAAGCATCTTTGGGCTGTTGCCCTCATCCCACGACTGCCAAACAGATTGTGGTATGTCCTTTTGAATTAGGTACTCTATTGCTTCTTCTTCGCTCATAGCTAGCATTGGCTTTGTGTCATGCAACAGATAGCCTCTAGTATGTTTCTTAAAGTCTGGTTGTGCTTCGTCCTTGGCAAGTTCCCAGTAAACCCACACTGGCGGTAAAATACCGCCCTGCATAGCTGCTGCCATCCAGTTAGGGTCAGGTACAAGAATCTTAGCGCACTCATCAATGTTGTCCTCGTAGACTACACGGTAGTCAGACTGATAGCCTTCTAGGTTTTCCTTCGCCCAGCATAGGCGGTCAAATAGGTGTCTGCCTTGAAAATCTGGTGTTTCTATCAAGCTAAGTCTCCAAATCCTTGACTGTCACAGTGCTTTGCGTCTCTATATGCACCAGCCGCATAACTCAAAATCTCATAAAGTCCAGAAGTGGTTGTGGAAAAAAGACTTGTCCCTAATCCAGTGACAGCCGTACCTGAGAAACTATTAGAGTTTATTCCGTTGGTGTAACCAGCTAGTGAGTAATTAGCATTAGAATAGTTGTTAGTCATATTAATCCCAAATTGACCTGTAGCTGTATCAGTTATGCTAGAGACGTTAAATGAATTTAGTGAAGTTGGCGTTCCAGAGGACGCATCAAAATTTATAAAGTGTTTTGCCACGCATTTAACTACAAACTGCGTATCAACCGTGCCTGCGGTGCTGTGTTCTAGTTGGTCTGCTACAATCTTGCCAGCCATTATGCTAAGTCTCCATGAACTGTAATATAATTTCTTCCCGCATCAAGTGACGCATTATTAGAATGAAATGTGCTAAGCTGAAAAGTAGAAACTGTAGGGCCACTGCTTTGAGTAGTGTGGTAAGCATTTGAAGAAACTTGCACATTAAGGTCAGTGGTACTATTTAACACATTACTTATGGTCATAGTATGCGACCCTGTACCGTCATCTGAAAGACTAGATACGTTAAAACTACCATTATTAACAGGCCCAGAAGCGTTGAAATAAATCCAAGCCTTTGCCAATCCCTGCTGAAGATTAGTTGTAGTGCTATTACCTTCACCTGTTACAACAATAGAGCCAGCAGTGCTTGTACCAGTGAGCGTATTTGTTTTGATTGTACTCATGCTAAATCCCCTACTGAAAGATTTGGTGCGTATTCATAATCATAAAGACCACCAGAACTTGCATTTGCATACCTAGTAGATAATTCAATTGTAGATGTTGTTATATCACTTTTTCTTGTTGCCGCATTTTGGAGGGCAGACGTTGTTATATCACCGCCATTCCAAGCAGGAATACCGCCATGTGTGTAATGAACATTAGAAAAGTTATTTGTATAAGATACTGACGTTTGCCCAGTATTTAGGTCAGACAAAGAACTGCAATTTAAACTATTTTGTATTGCTCTGGATGAGTCACTGTTATCGTAAATAACAAAATGTTTTGCTGCACTTTGCTTAGTCAGCGTAACAGGGCTGCTACCATCACTTGCTACGATTGTATCTGCTTTTAATGTACTCATCTAAACCACCGTATATGTTTCGCCAGAGCCAACAGTAACCGTCACACCGCTGTTGATTGTTATAGGCCCAGCACTCATAGCGTTCTTGCCATTTGTGATAGTATAGTTGGTTGTCACCGTCTGACCGTTTTCATAAAAGACCTCATCTGAGCCACCACCTGTAGCACCGCCACCAGCAGCTATGCCAGTAAGGTTGCTACCGTCAATGGCTGGTAGCGTTCCAGTGATGTTTGCCGCTGGAATATTAGTGAGGTTTGCAGCAGATGATGCTGGTAGGGTTGCTGGCAACGCAGTCAGACTAGCTCCGCTGATGGCTGGCAAAGCACCAGTTAGCTGTGACGCTGCTATGCTTTTATTTGTCAGTGTTTGTGAACTACTCAAGTCAACCAAAGTAGCATCTGTTACAGCAGTGTTAAACTGTGCTAACGTGCCAGAAACAGTATTGCTTCCCAGGGCTATGGTTTTGTTAGTTAGTGTTTGTGTGGCCGCTAATCCAGCTATTGTGTCTGCTGTAGCTGGCAGGGTAAGCGTAATGTTTCCGCTAAAATCAGCGTGTGCTGGTGCTTGTAGTTGAGCATAATGTGCGTTACTAGATTCGCAATAAAATCTAACATATGATTGTGCGCCAGAATTTTTGATTGATATAGCACCTGATTGCATATCAATACCATTAGTGCCGTCTATCCTAACAACGCCAGTCCCATTGGGAGTTAGCGTGATATTACCGTTTGAAACACTAACTATATCCTCGCCATTTACATCAAGCGATCCTCCAAGTTGAGGAGTTGTATCAGACGCAATAGAGGTTAAAGATGCTTGCGATACTGTTTGCCAAGCAGAACCTGTATAAACCTTTATTGCATTAGCCGTTGTATCAAAGAAAAGATCGCCAGCATTTAGTGCATCACCGTCATTATCTGTAGACGGTTCACTAGATTTTGAGCCTAGATAAACATCATCAAAATTGTCTGCGCTTGTTGCTGCCGCCGCCGCACTTGCCGCCGCTGCTGTAGCAGATGATGCCGCTTCTGATGCTTTTGTGGTTGCTGTATCTTTGTGACCGCTTGCCGTTGCCGCACTAGCCGCACTAGCGGTTGCGCTTGACGCACTAGCAGTTGCGCTTGACGCCGCATTTGTAGCAGATGTTGCCGCAGAAACAGCATCTACAAGCAAAGCAAAGTGATCTGTGTCAGTCAGCGAATCACCTACTACAGAAGCAGCTACACAAATGTAAATGTTATTAAGTTCTGATGCGGTAGTGGATTTAACTATATCTCTTACGGCATACGCAACTGTTGTTACCGTAGCATCAGTACCTTTAAACTGGCCTATTTCTTGAAATATTGAGATGTTGCCAGAACTATCAAAACCTAAAACTTTATTTGCTCTGGCTGTTGCATCAGCGGTAAACTCAGATGTAGCAATCACATTAGCCTGAGATACCTTTAACGATCTTCCAATCTGCTCTTCTAGCTCTTGTGCTATAAATGTTAGCTTGTCCAGTGCATCTTCATGTGTAGCTGCTGGAAATGGATCGTTAGGCACATAATCTGTAAGCTGTGTTCTTGCAGTTGTGCGTAACAACACCACTGTCTCACCGCTTGCTGGGATATTGCCTGACGTAAAGGTTACGTTTCCACCACTAGAATTACCAACACCTGAAACTGTGTAATGAGTTGTCTTGGTCTTTGTTGTTTCTGCACCAGTAGAATCAGTCCTAATGATTACAGTGATATCATCATCATCAAAGATTTTGAAGCCATAAGCAAAGACATCGGTACTGCCATTACCGCTATAGCTGTTTCTGGTTGTTGCGCTACTTACTGTCATGCTTTACTCCAGTGTTGCCCTAATTTAACAGATTAAAAGGTGTTTGCATATCTGCTAGGAGGAAAATAAAAATCTTGCTCCATATCACGCTGCATACGTTTTTCCATTCTACGCAAGTATCCTGGGTTAGAATGTTCCATTAATCCATAGATAAACAGGTAGTCCAAAGCTGTTTTTGTATAAAATAAGTTATAGCCTGGTGTGTTGCTTATAGCAAAGCGTGTAGCATTTTTAGTAATAGCATCAACATCGCCAGACAACACATTATTGTAAATTCTAGCTATATCATCTATTGAGCCAAATGTAGGGCCGAGCAAACTTTGTGATAATGTTTGACCGTATTTATTGTATTCGCCAAACAAAAAGTCTCCGTATATACCCATGCCGCCGCCCTGTAACATAGCTTTGGTTAACAGTTCTGTGTTCAACGCTGTTTCATCACTAAAAACATCTAACGGCTCTTTACCTTTAATTATTTCTTTAAGTTGTACAGAAAGATACCCCATCATAGTAGCACCAACCATCATCTGTGCTAATCCAACCAAACCACTTGATGAAAATCTTTTGTCATTTGGATTCATGCCAGCCAGTTGTTTTTTGGTGTAATACTGACCAGACATTCCTTTCATAACATAAGTGATTGGAAAGCCTTTAAGCTGCATAATTGCTCTTATTGCCTCTCCTAAAACAGTTCCCCTTTCTTGACCAAAGTTCATAAAAGCACGTTCTTTTGCACCTGGGGTTGGTATGGCTGTGTCAGCGGAATCAGTTAAATATGTTGCTATTTTTGTTGCCAAGTCATCTCTATATTTATCAATCATAGCTTGAGTTGGCTGCTTTAGTTTTCTTTTTCTTGTTTGGTTTGCTTTTGCTAACGCTGCTTGCGAAATAGCCGAATCAGGAAGAGCATCAACCCCAGAAGATGTCATATACTTATTTCCGTCAACGGCCTCTAAATCCATTTGACGCATCAAGTTCCATTCTGTTTCATTTATTCCATAACGCTGAAGATTAAACAGTGTTGCGTTTGGTAAACTTGCAAATGATTGATCAGCGTAAGTTGCTAAGTCAGCAGCTAACATTTTTGCCAACCCAACTTTTTGTGCGTTATTCCAATAATTCATACCATTTAAACGGAAGAATATATTGTGTGCTTTTGCCATCATGCCTGGGCCACTGTCATTTGCACCAAACCTAGCAAACACATCACCGTTGTAGCCATCTACACCCACATTCAACAGAAACGCTAATCGTTTTTGATCTTGCGAACTATAATTTCTAAATATGTCACTGAAAGCTCTTGCGTATGACGTAAATATACCACGATCAGTTCTAGTGTTTATAAAAGACGCTTTACTTGCTATATCAGAAAATGAGGTGATTGTAGCCATTCCAAGTTTTGACATGTTCTGCAACATTCGCCACCCAGCAGCTATACCAGCAAAGTCAGCACCAAAAATAACTGGTCTGCCAGCACCCCTTGCTCTTGTTGTGCCGTCAAGCTCTTTAAATTGGTTTTTCAAACGCCCTTCTTTTTTAACAATCTGATCTATTCGATTTGCGTTTGCTCTGTTAACGTCCTTTAAATCATCCAATACACGATCAAACATAGCCTTTGGATTCGTTCCAAACTTTTCCATAAGGCCAATGGATTGAGCATCATGCGAGATAGCGTTCATAACTGCATCAGATAAACTCATTCTGCTGTAAGTTTTAAAATATGCATGAGCCGCTGCTCCATCCTTAAAATGAATAATACGACTTTGACTTAATTTTTTTGCTAAGTTTGCTGGCCCAGTAAACGAATCTAAGCTGTCAATCTGACCATCATCACCCCTTAAAGCATCTACTTTATCATGTTGACCAGAAACAAGATTATTCCATATATCTCTTAAAAACTCTTCGTTTGTGTATGGCGCACCCATTCTAGTGGCTGGTTTGTTTTCAAATGTTTTGGGGTCTAAAACATCTG